AAATGGCACTAGGATTTAAAATACCAGATGAGAACGCTGTCGGGGGAGAATTAGAAATACTGCCCGACAGGGGTATTGGAAGACAGTCTACCCCTCGTGTACTTGTGGCTAAGTTTGGAGATGGCTATGAGCAACGTCTTGCTGACGGTATTAATTCTATAGACGAAACTTTTAGTGTGACGTTTAATAATCGTACTGCAGCAGAGATTGATGGTATTACTGGATACTTTGCATCTTTAAAAGGAGTTACTTCTTTTACTTATACAATACCAGATGATAACGCTGTCGGTGGAGAATTAGCAATTAAAGTAGTTTGTCAAAACTATAGTCAAAGTTACCAGCATGATGGATTTTATTCAGTATCAGCAACTTTTAGACGAGTATATGAAGCATGAGCGAGTTAATTGAAGTAATACAACTACAAGAACCTGGAAGTGAGCTAGTAGAGCTTTATGAGATTACTATAGAAGGCACAACTCTATACTTTCACTCAGGCTTAGAAGAAGATTTAAGTACTGTACAGTTTAGAGATCGTACTAGTCCTTATACTATAAGAGAGTATGTTGCGTTTCCAATTGTAATGGACGGGGTAGAGTTAGGTGCTGATGGAGCTATTAATCGACCTAGTCTAACAGTTGCAAATGTAGCAAATACTTTCTCAGCAGCAATAGGTAATATTAAAGCAGAGAATCTTGTAGGCGAAAGAGTTACAAAACGCACTACTCTTAAAAAATACTTAGTAGGAGAAATAGGGGACGCTAGTCCGCCCGTAGAGTTTCCTATTCGTAAGTTTATTATTGATAGAATCTCTGGAGAAAGTAATACTGCAGTAACTTATGAACTAGCAGCTCCTTATGATCTATCAGGAATAACTTTACCTAATAGAAAGGTTATAGGAAAGTACTGTTCTTGGCAATATCAAGGTTATAGTTTAGCACAAAAAGGCGGCTGTATTTGGGATAAGAATAGTGTGGTTTCTTATGCAGATGGCGCTGGCGGGGTCAATACGCACAAGGCATATTTTACAGAAGATGACGAGCCCATAGTTCCTGCAGGTTCTACTATGACAGGTTGGACAGCCGGACAATATAAAACTTATACTACTTATTCTGCTGGAACCGCTTATTCTGCGGGACAGTACGTAGAGTATGACGATGGAAATCAAATAACAGTATGGAAATGCAATCTTGCTAGCACAGGCAACGCCCCTGGATTAAACTCTATTTATTGGTCGAAGGGAGATGTGTGCGGTAAAAAACTATCTTCATGTAAATGTAGATTCCAATTTAAACCTCAGTCTCCCAGTGGTAGTAATTCAGATCCTTCTACCGAGAAAAATACTGGCAAAATATTACCTTTTGGAGCATTTATAGGAAGCCGAAAGTTTAGATGATTGATGAGATTCAGGAGCACTTTAGGGGAGAATTTCCACGAGAGGCTTGTGGTATAATTGCAATAGTAAAAGGTAAAAAGCAATATTTTCCTTGTAAAAATTTAGCAGAAGAAGACGAAGACTTTGTACTTGATCCTACAGACTATATTTCAGTAAAGAGGCGGGCGGATATTTTCGCAATAGTCCATAACCATATAGACTGGACGAATGAAGCAAGTGAGAACGATAAAAAATACTGTAATTCTTTAGGAATACCTTACTATATTTTTAGCTATCCAGATATGAAATTAAATATACTGGAACCAAAAGTAAAAGTCAATCCTTTAATAGGACGAGAGTATGAGTTTGGTAAGTTTGACTGTCTTGAGGCGTGTAAGGACTATTACAAAGAGTACTTAGGTTTAGAATTACAGAACAGATTACCCTACTTAGATGATTGGTGGGAACACGGGCATAACTACTTTACAGACGAACATATTCAAGAATGGGGATTTAGTAAAGTAGAAAACTTACAGCCCAATGATTTATTGATATTTACAATGGGAGCTTCGGTTCCCAACCATTGCGGGGTCTACACTGGTAATGATATTTTCTTTCATCATGCCGTAAATAGACTTTCTTGTAGAGAAAATTTATATCCTTTATGGAAAAAGTACTTAACTGGAATATACAGATATGAAACGTAGCATTTATCTTGAAGGCGAACTCGCTTTAAAATTTGGAGCACAGCACTCTTTTTATGGAGATAGCGTTAAGGATGCCCTGCGTCTACTAGATGCAAATAAGCCTGGACTTAAGAAATATTTTATAGATGCTGCTGAGTGTGATATTGGTTTTCATATTGAAGTTGGCGGACAGGAACTTGACTCGCCCTTAGAATGTTTACTGCCTCTTCGTGAAGGCGATATAATTATTACTCCTATTGCTGCCGGTTCTAAATCTGGGGGAGCCAAGATTCTTACAGCAGCATTGATTGCTGCAATACTATTTATACCAACTGGAGGAATGAGTCTTTATACCTATATGACCTCTGTCACTACTAGTTGGGTACCTGCCACTTTGGCAAATGCTGCTCTTGCTTTAGCAACAAACCTAGCTATAACTGGCATTCAGCAACTTATGGCTCCTGACCCTGCAGTAGATCAAGAAGATGAAGGCTACTTATTTAATGGAGCAGAACAAAACATTGTCGAAGGTATGCCTATTCCTCTTCTTTATGGAGAGCTTCGTGTTCCTGGATATCCTGTATCTTTTGAAATGATTCATGGGTCAAAGAGAATCACGTCTAGTGACAATACCATAACATACAATGGAGAAATAATAAATCTTCCAAAAGGTGATATAGAAGGATACTTCGAAGACCAGATGGAGAGAAACGGCGGAAATATAAGCCAAGTAATAGATCCTATAACAGGCGTAACTGCATCTAGAAATAGCCAAGACATTCTTTTTACTGATATCATCTCAGAAGGCCCTATCTATGGACTCGTAGATGGAGGTACTTCTGTATTTCTAAATGACGACCCTGCCCAAGTAACTGCACAAAGTTTTGTAAGATTATCAGAAACTCCAGTAGAGTTTGACTTTACACTTAATAGCACTTCTGTAACTATCGATAGAAATGGGCATACTAAAGATATAGAAGCCGATACTGAAAATGGTACTAAGTTTATTATTGTAAGAAACTATGGCTCGAGCTCAGCTTCTGTTGTTCGTAGTTCAGTAACGGGGTCTGCAAACTCTGTAACAATTACTTCCAGTACTGGAATATTTACTGCTGCAATGGAGTATGATAGAACAAACTTTGCTCAAGTAGCAATAATTCGGTTACTTGACTCAAACTCCAGCACAGTATTTGAAGGGTACGTAGAAAGTTATAGCTCTAGCACAGTGGCGAAGTGTATTCCATTACCTGGTAGTGATATCAACCCTGCCCTGTCAAACGGAACATATACTGTAGTTGTTGATGGAAAGTTTCAAGTAAGCTCTATATCTTCGAATACTTTAACTCTTGCCTCTAATTTTCCAGGTAATACTGGTAGTTATAAGTGTGATTTGAGCGGTACAAGCTATGAGACAGTTTCTCTTATTGATCGAGTATCTAGTGGTTCAAAACACAACAGCTTTGATGTACAGTTTAGAAACGGTAACTTAATACAGCCTGCTTTTTCAGATGCTGCAGGAACAGGCGTAGGCTCTATAGCATTAGGACCTGGAGGCTCTTTTTCTCCTTTTAGCCCTGTTCTTTATGCAGACACTGGAGAAACAGATAATCCTACTGTAGAGTACACAGGTACGTCTGCTTCTGGCTTTGGACTTACAACAGCTCAAGCAGAAGAAGTAGATGAAGTTCGAGTAACTTTTACATACGGGCAGCTATGGAATCGTAACGAAAAAGGTGAGCAGACAGCAGCAACTGTACGATACAATATGTATGTTGCAGTAGAGAGAGATGGTGCTTTTGGGGCTTACCAAAATATAACTCAAAATGTTGAGCACTTAGCTCAAAGTAACGCTCCTCGCATATTTGAAGAAATAATAGATATGCGACAGTACCAGCCTTTTACAGATTTTAAGGTAAAGATAACACGTACTACAAATAACGACCAAGCCTACAATGCTGGAACAAATACTGTAAATACTAATTATACTACTCAGTCTGATGGTTCAATTACCTCTTTAAATAGTATTATTAAAGAAAATCTTTCTTATCCTCTTACTGCAATGGCAAAAGTAAGAATAAACTCAAAAGATTTTCAGAATGTTCCTACTCGAACTTACCACTGTAAGGGCATAAAAGTAAAAGTACCTTCAAACTATGTTACGAGAGATGAAGGTGTAAACAGTACTGCTACATACAATCGAAACGTATCTACGGGTGCTATCACTTCATCTTATCAAGACTGGGATGGAAATTTCCGTGCGGATAAAGTTTATACAAACAATCCTGCTTGGGTATTCTACGATATTCTTACAAACAATCGTTATGGTCTTGGAGATTGGTTGAATGAAGATGAGATTGATAAATACGCTCTTTATCGAATTGCACGATACTGTGATGAACTCGTTCCTGACGGGGCAGGTGGTTTTGAGCCTCGATTTACTACAAATGTTTACTTTACGCAGGCGTCTGATGCTTATAAAATAGTAAAAGACTTAGCCACTGTATTCCGAAGCATGATCTATTGGATGGATGGTGAGGTTTATACTGTTACTGACCAGCCTGGCGATCCTATTTATAACTTCTCAAAATCAAATGTTATTGATGGAGCATTTGGATATGAGACTAC